ATTTAAAAGCTTTTGATTCTAATAAGTTTATTCAATCATTACAAAACAATGATGCTGAAGGCATGGTAAGTTATTTATTTTCTAGGGGTAATGTAAATAGAATTAAAGCTTTTCAAAATGGATCATTAAAAGTTGGTGACAGAACAGTCAGAGAACTTGGTGGTTTTGATGATTTCACAGTAGAAACTGTGAAAGATGCAGCCATGGCTAGAATTCTTAAATCTCTTGGTGATGCAGAATCCCCCGCTTTTAGAGAGGCTTTTGTATCTGGTAGACTAGGGTCAAATCTACAAAGCAGTTTAAGTGGTTATGGACGTGAGACTATTGAAGCTATGTTTGGTAAACAACAATCAGACGATTTGTTTAAATTAGCAGACAATATGGTTGCCGTTTCTAATGCCTCTCTTCAAGGTAAGGGTGGACTTGCTGCTCCAACAATTGCACTAGGATTAGGTTTTTATGGAATGTTGACCGCTCCACTTGCAACAATTCCCGCTGCTGCTTTTTATATGACAATGAGTAAAGCTCTAAGAAACCCTGGTGTTATGAAAGTTTTATTGGCTAGTCGTGAACCAGGCGGTGATGCTTTTGGACAAGCCTTACAGTTTATACAAACATCTGCTCAACAAGTTCTTGGTCAAACGGGTGTAACTCCTGCATCATCGGTTGTGCCCGTTAAGTCTGAAGGTCCCTTCAAAATATCTCCAGAGACAAGACAAGTTAGAGATAAAGCAATAACAAATATTAAAAATATCAATATTCCAAATGTTAAGCCTCCTGCATCGGCAGGATCAGCGACAAATATCAGTCCGATATTGGTTCCTAACGCAGTAACTAGAGCAACAGTAGGTAGTCAATGAACATAGAACAACTTAGAGATGAAATAAAAAGAGATGAAGGTTGCGTGTATTCCGTGTATCTCGATCATTTAAATTTACCAACCACGGGAATTGGCCATTTGGTCACAGAGTGGGACGAGGAGTATGGTAAACCCGTTGGTACAGAAGTATCAGAAGATCGTGTTAATGAATTGTTCGCTAAAGATATTGAAGTGACAATAGATGAGTGTAAATTACTTTATAACAACTTCGATGACATGCCAGAAGAATTACAACATATCTTAGCCAACATGATGTTTAATATGGGTCGGCCTCGTTTAAGTCGTTTTCACAAAATGAAAAAAGCGGTGGACGAAAAGAATTACTCTGAAGCTGCCTCCCAGATGAAAGATTCTCGTTGGTACAATCAGGTAACAAAACGTGCCGATAGGTTAATTGATCGTATGGAAAACCTATCCACCTAATCAACTTAGGCACAGTTTTTTAGAATACTGTATCACTATTTTATATACACGGCTACGGGATAGATCATACTGCTTACACAAGTCTTTGAGTCTTTCCCCTGCCATACGTCTATAATATATTTCTGCATTACGTTCAGTTTTTTCTTCTGCTTTTTTACCCATTAACCTACCTCGCCCCAATCCTTACCTAACTCTTGATCTACTTTACTTGGTATATTTAAAGGCAAACATTGCTCCATGATTTCTGTAATCTTATCTGCTTGTTTTTGTGAACTAATACTAAAACAAAGTTCGTCATGAACTGTAAGTAAAGGTATCAATCCTTCACTGTGACAATCAACCATCGCCTTTTTTGTTTGATCGGCTGCACTACCTTGTATCAATCTATTCAATGCCTTATACGTAAAAGCTCGTCTAATCCCTGGACCATAATGTTTCTCTGCATCTTCAAATTTCATAGGCTGATTGTATCCAAAAGTTCTTGGCTCCCACATATCAAACCGACACATACGACCTAATACTGTTCGCACCCTACCAAGTTTTTGTGCTCTTGCCATAACTTGATCAGCAAGTTGTTTAACAAACGGAACTTTGCGATGATATGTATCAAGTAATTGATTAGCATCTTCTAATTTTATATCTAAAGTATTAGCTAATTTTTGTTTACCCATGCCATACATGATTCCAAGGTTAACTGTCTTAGCTTCTTTTCTAGATATGTTCGCCATATCTGCAACCATTTGATGAAAGTCTACATCATCGTTTTTATACTGATCTATAATATTACTAACTACAGGATTATCTTTGTTTACGACTCCACAATAATGAACCAATAACCTCGGCTCTTGGCTACTATAATCAAAGCTACCCCATTGTTCCCCGTCCTCGGGTATAAATAATCCTCGAATCATTTTCTTAATCTCTGGATCTCTTGCCGGTATCTGTTGAAGATTTGGATTAGATGAACTAAATCTACCCGTTACAGTGCCACCATCATCGTTACGTAGTTGATGCAATTCGCAGTGGATTCTGCCTTTGTAACTATGTTTGAGTATACTATCGATAAATGTATTATGTGCTTTATCTAATTCACGAAGTCTCAAGACCTTTGCTGCAATAGGATGCGGACAATTTTGTAACCAAGCTTTAGTAAAAGATGCTTGTTTGCTTTTACCCGTTTCGGAGTAATGAATATTGTGATAATCAAATACTTTAGCAACACTTGTCGAAACCCAAGGTTCTATTTCTATGTTGGTATCATCTTTGATTTGTTTAATAATATCTTTTTTCATAGATAGTAATTTGGTTTTAGTTTGCTCGGCCTTATCTAAATTTACTCGTACACCTCGACTTCTCATTTCAAAAACCAATGGTATAAGATTTGTTTCAAGTTCAAAGATACTAGACAATTCTTCTTTCTTTATTAATGGTTCGAAATGATTCCATAACTTTAATGTCAATGCCGCATCTTGTTCTGCATAAGTCCCTACAAATTGTGATGGTAGTTTCCACATATCTTTTTTAGGATCTAAGCCAAAATCTTTTGCTGCAGACTTCAACACCTTCTCATCTTTACGTTCACCAAGATAATCTCGTCCTAAAGAATTCAAAGCAAAACTAAATCTGTTTTCATTAATAAGTGGGGCAGCGATCATTGTGTCTATAATCTTACCTTTTACATCTATGTTTGCCCACTTCAACCATCCCGCATCATACATAGCATTGTGCATAATCTTTGGTATATCGGGTGTATTCATTTGTTTTCTCAACCATGAAAAAACTTTTTCCTCTGGAATATTGCCACCACCTTGATGTCTAAATGGGTAATATCCTGCAAAGTCACCCGCTGCAACTGCCACCCCTACAATGAATCCGTCATTACGTGTCCACCCTGGACCGAGTTCAAGTAAGTTTGGATCACATGTCTCCAAGTCAATTGCTATATATTTTGAATTAGTAAGGTCTGGAAAGGATTGTGGTACACTCCACTCCTTTTCTAAGGTATTCATCTCCATACGTTCTAGAAAACTTATTGTACTTTTATCTTTCATTACATACCACACATACCATCACACTCATCTAAGAATGATAGTTGCCCTTTCTCTTCTGCTGTTTGTAGGTCGGCTTGATCTAAGGGCACTAATGATCTGTGAACAAATTGTTCTCTTTGTTTATCTGTACCTGTAGTTCTTATTTTTTTATCCACGGCCACCGCATCTTCCCAACCTTGTGGATCGTTATCTCGCAAATGCCTCCACTCGTTATTGTTCTTGTACGGACAGAATGTACAAGCAGATCGTGGTAAATATTTCTCGGGATAATGTTTAGAAAACCAATTCTGACAATCATATCGTTTCATGCCGAGTTCTAATAGTGGCCATCTATTATACAACCATTTGTCTCTAGATTCTTTGACTCGTTGTAATTCGTCTTGACTGATACCAATCCATTGTTCGACTATAACACCTTTTTTAACTTTGTGGTTTTTCTTAACACCGAGTAATTCTCTAAATTTTTTCTGTATTGGTTCGATCTTAAATTGAGTTGTACATTGTCTACGTCCAAATCCATCCTTGACATGGAAGGGGACAACACAATAGTTCTTGTTTGTGCCTCTTATGTTAATGCCTTCAGTAATACTTTTACGTAAATCACCCGCACTTGTTTGATATATTGGATAAGATAGTTGTGTAGATAACCACTCAAGATGTGTGTAAACCTCATCGGGTTCTGATTGTGTATCAGCAAAAACTGCACAATCTGGCTTAGGTGTAATCTCTCCTCGCTCGGCCATCAATGCCATAACTGATGATTGTACACCCGCACCTAAACTCAAGATTCTCATTGTTGGATTGGGGTGTGGTTTGAAATAATTACTTATCATCTTTATCTATTGTCTCTCCAAGTAATGCTGCATATCCTGGTATATCTATCATACTATCTAAATGTTTAGGAGAATTTACTAACCTTGCGACCTTGACCAATATTAAACACAAGTAAACTTGCCACACTAATACTTTAAACCCAAACACCACAGACCACAAGTCTGCTATCCTTTGGTGGTTATCATATGCATCCCCGTAATCTTTAGAACGTTTACCATTTATTAACTTCATGGCATTCTTTAAAATATCATCTCTTTTCATATCATATACCTAAACTTTCCGTATGATTCTATTATGTGTAAATTATGTTTTGCTCTTGTTATTCCCGTATAAAAGACTCGATGCTCATCATCTTGGTTAAGTGCACTTACTGCGGGATAGCACGACTCCGATGATAATATTATATTGTCATCTTCTCCACCTTTCATCTGATGTATTGTTGATAGTTTAATACGTGGGTTTTGTAAGTCTTCTCCTTGTCTTAGTATGGCTGCCATATAGTCTTGATCATCTTTAGACATGTTGACTACATTCACAGATTTCATATCTTTGGGAGCAACCATGCCATGATTAGTAACAAGTTCGTCATATGTCATTGTGCTTTGTGGATCTAAATACTCTAAAGACTTTGCTGATCCTCTTTTTACAACTTGATTCTTACCTTGCTTTGGTACGAAGTCATAGAGTTGTTTGATAGAATCTAAAGCTACCGCTTTATCTTTTTGTAAATCTTCCCACATTCTCATAAACTGAATGAACTCACCATCAAGTGATGTTCTACCAAACCTCTCGTATAGATATCCATTGTCACGTAAATTTGTTTCAATCTTACTCACAACTTTGTTTGTTCGTGCCATGATTGTCCATGACCCCTCGTCTATATCCACATCATACCAATTCATGTGATAGTCTACCGATCCCTCACGTGTTGTCGGATTCCAATCTTTGTGTTGTCTTACATCAATTCTGTTTACAATCTTGTTTGCTAATTTATGCACAGATGTTGGCACCCTAAAACTTTGATTTAGTATTCTAATATTCTCACAAGAATTCATAAAGTTTTTTACATCTACACCATTCCATGCATGAATCGCTTGATCATCATCCCCCGCATACCATATTCGTTTAGCCGATTGTTTAAGAACCTCGATCATTGACCATTGAAGCTTAGTTAAATCTTGTGCTTCATCAACAATCAATACATCTAGTTTTGGAGCAGTGCCTTGTTTTACAAAGTCTGAGATCATATCCGTAAAGTCTCGCTTATCGAATTCTTGTTTATAATCTTGATAAACTTGATTTACCTTTTTTAAAAAAGAATAGTTAAGCTGATAATCTCCATTGTCATTGTACTCTTGTTCTAAACTTACTTCTCTCATTGTAGCTCGACCAATTAGTTCTAGATATTGATTGCCTTTATTAAAGGATTGCAGAAGCACACCATCACTATTGGACTTGGCCGTATAACCATCAAATATAACTCCAAGTTCTTTTCCTAAGTCATTGAAATCATTACGAGTCATCATATTAGATTCATTAAGGCCAAGCCAATTATAGCCTGTCGAATGAAGGGTCTTGAACCACGGAACATCTTTGAATGACAGTTTTGTTTGTGCCGATATACGATCTTTAGCCTCTTCTATAGATTTCTTAGAAAAAGATACAAATCCTATCCTATCGGGCGGTGTGCCTCTGCCTAGTTCTTCCTTAACTATATCAATCAAAGTATATGTCTTACCACATCCTGGTGGTCCGAATATTAGTTCCTCACCCATCAGTCTTTTCTCTTGGTCTGTTATCTAGCCATTCTTGAACTTCACTCTCTACCCATCTAGAGGTTCCATTCTTCTCGGGCAAACCAAGTATTTTAGGTTTAGGAAATATTCCTCTTTGAACCCATAGGTACAACGTAGACTTAGATATTTTAAGCCATGCACATACTTCGGGTCCCGTAAGGAATGTAGTACTCCTTTCCGTTTGTGTTTCTTTAAAATGGGATTTCGTCATCATATGTCTCCTTTTTTACAGATAAATCCACTTCAGTAGTTTCAAATTTAGGAACCCACCATACCCTCAAGTTATTCCACTTACCATTATCCATCTTGATTTGTTTAATGCCATTACACTTGGCATCATCATTTAAATCTTTCAGTCTTTGTTGGATCTGTGGTCTATTAAAGGTGGTAAACCCCCTTTGTTTCAAAAACTCCTGCAACCCTTTCATGGTAAAGTATGTTAAGTCTTCTTCTGTCCATGGTTTACCCATAGTCAATTCCTCGGGAGACTTTGCCCGAATTCGGCTTGTGCAGTAGGTTTCTACGAGTTCTTTAAATTGACCCGTTAAGGTCAACTCTTCAGAAGCTTCGATTGACGTTGCAGAGGACAACAAGTTATTTACCAAAATTTGCCAATCCCCTGGTTTAAACAACGGAGGCATGAAATCAATTTGTTCGATACATGCACGTTGAAACTGTATAGGCATTTGTAATTGTTCTGTGGATAACTCTAATCGTTTACCATCCACATCAAGAAAGAATAGTCTTGGCTCTGACTTCAAGATTGTTAATCCACCAATTTCGGGTAACGTATCTTGATTGCCTATTCCATACTTAGCTTGTTTACATGCCTTCTTATCACAATGACTTTGCATAGGCTCATCCCTACACAAATACTCGTAATCTTTTTTCTCATGTTGTTGTTGAATTGTTACTATCTCAGATGCGGGTAAAGGTGGATTACAATATTTTTGATTCCATGTTTCCAACATTTGTTTCCAACTCTCGGGAAACTTTTTAATTGCATACTTACCCGCATGAAACATAACCTTGTTCCTTTGACCTTCGGGTATACCAAGATTAAAAAATATACGTAAGCACCATGGTGCATCATCAAATTCTTTTTTGTTATTACCTAAATTTAATCTAGCTAGATCATCCAGAGTTACAGTTTTCTTTTCAACAAAATCTAAAAATGACTCAAGCTTTAACTCCTTGCCCTTTTCATCGACTGCGTATCTTAAAGTATTCTCCGTATCAAAGTATGGTAGATTTATAAAGTTGCCCACATCACCACGATCCACGAGTATTTGATCTTGCTTTGGAAATATCTCACAACTTGAATGGCCAAGTGCTGCTGCCATCTCACCTAAATAATCTCTAACATCGACTGCTGGATAATGTTCTTTTAAGAATAAAAATAAATGTGCTCCACCCGATTTACTTCTGCATACAACAAAAGGCAGTTTCATAGTCTTACATCTCTTTGCTATTTCTGCATGATCGATTGGATATGTGTCTATATCTAACACACCAAACTTGCATGTGTTATTATGTGTAATGGGAATTGAGCCAACACCCTTTGTTCCATTAAGATGCTCTTGTACTAAATCAATAGTCAAAGGCTCCTTAACGATAAAACTTCGTGCATCGGTCTTACCATTTTTCCTAACATTACCAATTGTGGTTTGTCCATGTGCGGTGCTTGATCCCTCAAACACCGCCATGAATCTTTGATTAAGGTCCATTAAAATGGAATTTCGTCATCTACTTTTGCTGACGCAGAAGGCTGATCAACGATATCTTCGGCTCTTGCTTTAGCCTCACCCTTCATAACGGATTCCCTAAACTTCTTGGCCTCATCAAACAAGGCTCTGTCTTGGACAAAACCGACACGTTCAAAATTCCAATTGAAGAATGTACCTTGATCATTACTTTCCTCGACTGATTTGAACTTCCACATGTTTGCATAAACTGCGGGAACACGTAACTGTCCGCTCTTGTCTTTGACCTTTTGCATTGCAATTTGAGTCTTCCATCTTCGACTAACTTTAAGCTGAGATACTTTCATATCCATAATAGCTAGTGTTGGGATGTCACCATCAAGTATGATGCAATAGTGCTGATCCGACTTAACAAGTTCGTTACCATTCGGGAGTATCTCTTTATTTCCCTCACGTTTGGCTTGTTTGATGATTGGATCATGAGATGGTATTTCTCCCACAAAACCACCACCCATGTCACGTGGCACAAATTGCAAGTACTTAGTCTCTTGGTAACAAGGTATAACTGTTATACCTTCTTCACCACCCCAATACTGATTTGTTACAGTATTGAACATGTCTCCTTGAGTACACCCATTAATAAACTTCGGGTCAGTTTTCTTTAACTGTGGGGACATGGCTTGTATGAGACGTAAAAATGGAATTTGTAATTCCGATGTATCATAGTCAATGCCTTCACCAGCGGTCTCAAAAATTTGATCTTCTATTTCAGAGGGAAGATTGTCCTCTTTTTTTGCTACTGCTTTGCTCATTATCAACTCCTTTTGATGATTGCAGTTCTTGCTACATAGCCACCGAACAAATCTAAATCGATCGGCAACCCCTTTTCCACACGTTCTCTGATGAATGCTTTAAGTGTCATCGAGTGAATGTGTGTCTTCTTTTCGGGATGCATACCACGTTTTTCGAGTTCATACATTATGTCACCCGCCATGTTATCCTCTCCCTTTCCAAATGACATGATGACATCGTTCTTAATAATATCATCAAGGCCATTATCTCTTAACCACTGATAAGCCTCATCTCTTCTTGTCGGTGGTATACTTGCATTAATCAAAGGTTTTAAAGATACACTAAGATTCTCAACATCTA